TGAGAAAACAATCACGTTCATGGACAAGATTTGTGAAGATAAAATTCAATATTTTATTGATGAGAGTTATAAAGAACTTGCTGATTATGTTTGTGCGTATAAGCAAAAAATGCAAATGAAGCGTGAAGCATTGGCTAATAAAGGTATCTGGACTGCAAAGAAAAGGTATATTCTGAACGTCTATAATAATGAAGGCGTTCAATACAAAGAACCCAAGATGAAAGTGATGGGTCTTGAAATGGTGAAATCATCAACACCAGCATCCATTCGTAACAAAATGTCTGAGGTAATCAAGATCATTCTGAATGGAACTGAGAATGATGTTCAGGAATTCATTGAAGCATTCCGAAAAGAGTTTGATAAATTGCCGCCAGAAGAAATATCTTTTCCTCGTGGACTAAATGGCTTGAAAGAATATTCAGATAAAACATTGCTGTATAAAAAAGGCACACCCATTCATGTAAAGGGTGCAATACTTTATAATCATTATCTGAAAAAGATGGATCTTGATAAAAAGTATCCATTGATTCAAGAAGGTGAAAAGATTAAATTTACCTATCTGAAGCAACCTAATCCATTTAAAGATACCGTCATTTCTTATCCTAGCAGACTGCCACCCGAGTTTGGTATGAATAAGTATATTGATTATAACATGCAATTTGAAAAAGCATTTCTGGATCCAGTCAATATCATTCTCAAATGCATTAATTGGAATTCAGAAAAAACAAATTCACTAGACAGTTTCTTTGCATGATACAGACTTACCTGACATTCATAACAGCAATATCCTTATCGGGTATTGCTGCTTTTTATTCTGTTATAGGTCTAGCACAAATATTTCCAGGTTCATTCTGGCCCATAGTTATTATGGGTTCTGTTCTTGAGATAGCAAAATTGGTAACAGTCTCATGGCTCTATAACAATTGGCATGATACTGCAAGGTGGATGCGATTCTATTTTTCAATTGCCGTAGTAATATTAATGCTGATTACTTCAATGGGTATATTTGGCTTTCTATCAAAAGCACACATTGAAACTAATGTTGTATCAAATGATAACACGGTTCAGTTAAGAACAATTGAGCAGCAAGAAACGATTGTTAAAAACAGATTGAATTATCTATTGAAAAAAGCAGGTGATGATCCATCTAAGATAAGCAGAAATACCGATAAAGATATCAGAGCCGCACAACAAGAATTGGCAGAATTGAACAAACAAAAGTTACCATTATTAAAAGAGGAAAACAAGTTATCAGCAGAAATAGGACCAATTAAGTATATTGCCGAATTAATCTATGGTAAAACTGATACCGATGTTATAGATAAAGCAGTAAGGATAGTTATTTTAATGATCATCATTGTATTTGATCCATTGGCAATATTGCTTTTGATTGCCTTCAATCAGTCATATAGAAGAAAAGAAACACTTGACACCCGATATGATTCTGATATACAATCATACATTAAAGTTCCAAAAAAAGATGTATTTGAAATGAAATAGGAGAATATATGAGTTTACTTGATAAAATTAAAAAGAACAGCACGATTAAAGACAGTGCAATTCTGTCCAAATCAAAGTTCTTTTCTGAAAAAGACATGATTCAAACACAAGTTCCAATGATGAATGTTGCATTGTCTGCCGATCTAGAAGGTGGATTAACACCTGGTCTTACAATGTTCGCTGGTCCATCAAAGCATTTCAAGACAGCATTTTCGTTATTGCTTGCAAAAGCATATTTGGACAAGTATGAAGATTCTGTTCTGTTGTTTTATGATTCAGAATTTGGTACTCCAGCAAAGTATTTTGAAACATTTGAGATTGATATGGATCGTGCCATTCATACACCAATCACTGATGTTGAGCAATTAAAGTTTGATATTATGAAACAGTTGACTGATATTGAACGTGGTGAACGATTGATTATTGTTATTGACTCAATCGGTAATCTCGCATCAAAGAAAGAGGTTGAAGATGCACTTGATGGTAAATCAGTTGCAGATATGTCACGTGCAAAACAGATCAAGAGTTTGTTTAGAATGATCACACCTCATCTAACTCTTAAAGATATTCCAATGGTTGTTGTCAATCATACCTATAAAGAAATCGGTATGTTTCCTAAAGATATTGTTGGTGGTGGTACCGGTTCTTACTACTCAGCAGATAATATCTTCATCATTGGCAGACAGCAAGAGAAAGATGGCACTGAATTGCTTGGATATAACTTTATCGTCAATGTTGAAAAGTCACGATATGTCAAAGAGAAGTCCAAGATTCCTATCACGGTTTCATTTGATGGTGGTATCAATCGCTATTCTGGTCTACTTGATATCGCATTAGAAGGTGGATTTGTTGTCAAGCCTTCAAATGGTTGGTATGCAAAAGTAAATACTGAGACAGGTGAGATTGGTCAGAAACTGCGTCTTGATGCAACACAGACAGCAGATTTTTGGGATGAGATTCTTGAAAGTGACAAATTCAAAGAGTATATCAAACAAACTTATGGAATAGCATATGGCAGCATTCTGGGAAAAAATAAAGAATTGTTTGAAGAAACCGAAAACGCCTAAAGAAGGAATAGATTTTTCTTTTTTTGATTTTCCTGACAGTGACTTAACTGGTATTCGCCTCTTACGGGGTGAATATCAGGATGTCATTTATTATTATCGTGGTGTTAGATTTTCGGAAGATACTTGCAAGTTATCTTTTGAATATGATATCTATCAGACTGGCAAACTAATGCACACGGAGTTGACTACCGACAAGAAATTTGATAAACTTGTTGGTGACATATTAACAGAGATATTGGTGAACAATGAACAGACTAGAGCAGACAATACTAAAGAATCTTATCTACAATGAAGAATATGCAAGGAAAGTTTTACCATTCATAAAAAACACCTATTTTGCCGATCAAACAGATAAAATAGTATTTGAAGAGATTGAATCATATATCAACAAATATAAAAATCTACCGACATATGAAGCACTAATCATCAATTTTGATGAAAAGAAAAACATCACTGAACAAACAGCAAAAAGTGTTGTTGAGTTATTGGATGGTATTCAAGAAACTAAAAATGAAAAAACACCTATTGATTGGCTGACAGAACAAACTGAAAAATTCTGTCAAGACAGAGCCATCTATAATGCGATTATGGAATCTGTATCAATTCTTGATAACAGATCAAAGACAAAAACAAAGGGTCAGATTCCAGAACTATTATCCGATGCACTATCTGTTTCTTTTGATACACATGTTGGTCACGATTATATTAATCAACATGATACCCGATATGAATTCTATCATCGCACAGAGAAAAAGATTCCGTTTGATCTAGACTTCTTCAACAAGATCACAAAGGGTGGTTTGCCACAGAAAACATTAAACATTGCTCTTGCTGGCACTGGTGTCGGTAAAAGTTTGTTCATGTGTCATGTCGCAGCATCTTGTATCAATCAAGGTTATAATGTTCTGTATATCACCATGGAGATGGCAGAAGAACGAATTGCCGAACGAATTGATGCCAATCTGTTGAATATTACACTTGATGATTTGCATGTCATTCCTCGTGATGATTATGATAGAAAATTCAATGCACTGAAAACAAAGGTGCAAGGTAAACTGATCATTAAAGAATATCCTACTGCATCTGCACATTCTGGTCATTTCCGTTCCCTCTTGAATGAATTGAGACTGAAAAAGAACTTTCAACCAGACATTATCTTTATTGATTATCTGAATATCTGTTGTTCATCCAGAATGAAGATGGGTTCTTCAATCAATTCCTATACTTACATCAAAGCAATTGCAGAAGAACTGCGTGGTCTGGCTGTTGAATTTGCTGTTCCAATCGTATCTGCGACACAGACTACCAGAAGCGGCTATAGTAACACGGACTTGGGTCTGGAAGATACCAGTGAATCGTTTGGTCTGCCAGCGACTGCCGACTTCATGTTTGCGTTGATTTCAAGTGAGGAACTTGAGCAATTAGGTCAAATTATGGTCAAACAGTTGAAAAATCGCTATGGAGACCCTACTTTGAATAAAAAGTTTGTCATAGGTGTTGACAAATCCAAGATGAAATTGTATGATGTAGAGGCTAATGCACAGAAGATTGTTGATTCTGGTCAAGTTGAAGATACACCTAGCAAGTTTATTTCAAATGACAGCCATAATTTCAAGCAAAGGTTTGGTCAAATTAAAACATAAATACTCTATAAAAAGGAGTATTTAAATGGCAGCATCAGAAGGCGTAGATTTAGAATGGGCTATTGTTGAATTCGCTAGAAAAACAAAACCCAAAAAGAATTATTCCGCTAAAATAAAAAAACAAGCTGAAAAGTGTGTTCAACATATAATTAAAAGATTGGGAAATAATTTTCAAATTTATCACTCCGATGAAAATGTTCCTGGTATAGGAAGCATTTATGCTAAACCTGAACCGAAAACTGATATTGTTATCATAACAAAAAC